CGCATCAATTGACTTGGTAGTGGGGTGGAGTCCACTACCTGTTGGGTAATCCTAAACCAAATGGATTGATTCGGTTGAGGAACATCCTCATCAATATGCCACCTACGGGCTCATTGACTACTGGGGCCGGGTTCATGGCCGGCTCAGCATTTCCCTGCTGAATGTCACGTCTGACGGGTCTATGAACTTCTCTTTCGGGTTCTCGCAGTACGGCCTCACGATCAGGTACTACAGGGTTAATTCTTGGCATCACGGGCCCAATTAACGGTTGTACTTCCATTTCACGCGGTACAGGGTTGACTGGCTGTAACAATGCCTGTCGATGGATAGCTTGACGCTGATTGTTGTATTCAACAGTGCCTACTTGCACTGGAACAGCTTCGTCAACTATCATACCCACTCCGTAATCCATTTTGTAAAATTGAGCCACAGAACTCAATCTCCATCGCTGACCTACATGTAAATCAGATATGACGGCTACTAACTCATCAACATCTTCCTCGGTCAAGTCATACCTTCTCATAATACTCGCAGTGCAGTCACCGGTTTTTGCCGTCCTATTATGCATATAATAGGAATCTTTAGTCTCATCCTGTAAAAATGAGAGTGCAGACTCAGTAACAGTAAAGCTACTGGATGAAAAACGCTTACGCAACGCATCAAGAATGCGATTTGAAGGTTCGTGTTTGAGTCCAGTGATCACTCCAGTCCAGAAACGATTCATGCGTTCCTCTGCTGTGAGTGACCTAAACTCTGACACGTCAATACCAAGTTGGTCATGAGTCATGTCACCATCAACACATCCTAGTTTCCTAAAGATGCGTCCTAAATTGGCGCACATGACATATCTATCACCACAAAGGACTGGAGAAAATTTCAAGAATTGAATTTTCTCAACACAATCAACTTCGTCACAGGTGACAACATGACCTACTTGCTCTGCTCCCAGTTTCACACATTCTGCATATGGTTTATCGGTATGAACCATATAGTAGATTGCACTCAAAGAGAGCAGGATGGATCCCAAATGATTCCACACTGATGTATTGCTATGCCCTGAAGGTTCATATGGTGAGTTGAACAACAGTCTCAGAAAGGCTTCTGAGGTAGGACTAGCAATATCAATAGGCAAACATGCTAACTTCAACAAGCCTAAAGCGAGTTGTGGACTAAAGTTAGATTGTAGTAAGGACATTCCAAAGAACACTGCAGCATCTTGCCCAGCATCGTTTGATGAAACATCATTATTACTCATGATTGACCTTCCTCGTACATTTCCAGCCATGCACGAATCATCAGAGTGGATCGCTACAAATACGTAGTCTTGTAAAAACCTCGCATCTGCACATTTCTGTGCTACGTGGTCTAATTCATCACTAGATGGGTTGGGTTGAGCATAAACGAACACTTCGATCATAACTTCCTCAATCTTGAACATGTGGGTGCCATGGAGACCCAATTTCACATGCATTGGTACTAACGGTGCATAAGCACTTTCAGTATCAAGATTGACAAACAATCGACACGGTTTGCCACATTTCCCAATCTCATCTTTGATGCAGACTGCCATACTTTTCAACGCGGAATACTCTTCGTAATGGTAATGACGACCATTTACAAATTGTTCACGTTGCTTCGCTTTAGCATTAGGTATTTTGGCCCACAACTCACGCCCATAAAACGGAGAGTGTTCATACCATGATGCTAAAGCGGCATACTTTGACGCATGGATCCATGTTTTCACAGAATCCATCACACGTGCCACATAAGAAGGGCACACGATAGTTTGTAAATAACCAAAACTATCTTTTATAAAAGCGTCAAAGCCCGGTAAAATTGGGGAACAGTTTTCTAAACGTACTGTTCTTTTCCCAATGCACATGTTCAGTAATTCTTGATGGTGGGCGTCTGATGGGTCAGCGAACCACTGAGCCATACGTATAGAATTCATTCTGAGCTGATACTCCACAGCTTCAGAAACTCTACACCCAATCAATCGCTTACACCCATGATCCAAATTTTCATTGCATCGCGTGTGTTTGTTGAACGGTTGTAACCCCATCCCGGCAAACTCGAAGAATTTAGTGATTTTGAATCTTTTGGGTACTTTAGTGTCTTCCCCAAATCGAAAACGTCCATCTTCGACGTTAACACCACGATTCAATAAAATCTCAAAATCTCTCCTGGGTTCCCATGACATCAAATCCAACTCACTAGTTGTTATTGATTCTTCAGTCCATGCACAAAACTTCTTGTCAACCACCATGTGGTTCTGATCAATCCATGCTTCATTATGAAGAGCATGTTGAGTTTCATGATGACCTAATTCGTCAAAATTCAGCGATATAAATCGCCGAGTATTTGTGTCATGCGCACAGATTGAGCGCTTGAACAAATAGTGCTTATAAGCTTCTAATGTTGATTCAATTACTGGATGGTTGGGAGTCACTCCATCAACCAAATATGCAGTATTGCTTGCAACAGACAAAGCTGAAGACACTATGAAATCAGTTATCTTACCGGCCTTAATTTGTTTAATTAAAGTAACAAATAAGGGTTTGTAAAACAGAAAACTGACTGCTGGGTGATTCACTAACCGATTATTAACATCTCGGTAGGTGAATCCATCACTATTATACAAGGTACAGGAGGCAGCTGTCACATAGGTTGAGCGGTTCTTTGATTCATCATCCGACAAGATAAACCATCCAAATCCACTACTCTGAACCTTCAGCTTATAGCCCCAAGGGCTAACGTCCGCTCCTTCTGGGCTTACGTACTCCTCATATCCATTAGGAATGTAAGAGTAAGCTTGCCCTTGTATCTCATATAAGCCAATGCTAGGAACAACGAAACAGGTCAACGTCTCGACCTGTTTTTCCTCAATTTTGGGTTCAAACTTAACCACCTCTGCTCCACCAGTTTTTGCGGTTTGTCGTTTGTCAAATTGAACTTGCTCGTTTGACCTAGCTTTGCCTCGATTGTCAGTGGGTCTTTGGTGTTTCAGGTTATCGGCCTCTCGCCTCGTCCTTTCCAAATCCCTTAAAGCTTTCTTAGCTATTGGCAACATGTCGTCATCACATGTGTGCTCCCCGTGTGAACCATTTAGTTGGTTGTTCTTCCAATTGCTTATTAACTGGTTAAGCTTCCAGGTAAAGACTTCCTCACGCTCCTGTGCGGGGAAAAAAGTCTTTGTTTCTGGGTTAATCACCCAGGGTTGACCTCTCTGGTCGTGCGTCCCGGTTTTAAGAAAACCGGGCAAAACTATACGCTGTTGATAATTTATATATAATAAAAATAATAAGTAATAACACTTCACCATAGTGTACTTAGCGAGTATAGTATGTTCCCTTACTTGTAAGGGTACTTGTTTAACTCTCCGCTTCTCAACTTTGCGAATTTGCAGATAATTCTGCACGAAACCGTGTCCTAAAGGGGAGGACTCCGCTGGGTTACCAGTTTCGCGTGACATCAGGGGTTCTATACACCCCTCACGTACTATATTGCTCTCACCTTTTTCTACCATGCGCAAGGATTCCATGTTATTAAGTTGGGGGCCCGCGGGACGTCCGGGAACCAAGTTAATTTGTGTCATGATGGCATAAATATCCCCATTAAAGGGGTGAGAGTTGCCCATTCCTAAAAACATAATGCTAATGATTAGTCGTCAAGAATGTTATGTTTAGTTATAACATAGCAATCTAAAGTTGTTCTAGCAACTTAACAAACGATTTTATACAAAAATCGGCTAAACTTCTCAAATCAAAACAAACAGAATTTATCACAACAATGTTTTGTAATTTGAGGTTGATTATTTAAGTAAATCACTCTGTGAGTTGGGACCTAGAGGAGATGACTTCTCCCACGTACCTGCCAGAGAAGATGAACTTCTCCCATGTGCCTTGTCAATATATATGACGATCCTCTTTATCTCCGGAACGAGGACCGGATCTTATTGTGTTAAGATCATATAAGTTAAAACTAAGGATGCTAAAGCAAGACTTGCCATTATAATGTGTTGAGTGTCCACTCCAAACACATAATGTATGTCTAGTTCATCCTTAATAATTGGCAATAGCCCTATGCCTAGGACCTCCAAAATATCCCATGGCACCTCTGACCAGATTGGGATTTTGGCGCACAAAATCTGCACCGGTTTGAAGGAATCTTACGACTCTGGACATGGTACTTACAGACCTCATGCCTTCTTCCATATCTTGAGTCGACCCCATTTCGGCCACAGCCCCATTGGCTGTGAGAGCTCCAGGAACAGTTGTAGACACTGTCTGGCCTTCTATATGATAGATGGTCTCAACCTGGATGACATTTGCGGTACTAAGAGGTACACCCTCGAAATAAACCACAATGGCACAACCGCCACTCATCCTGGTATTATCTTTCCACCCAACATCATTGATGGCTCCACCTAGATATGACACGGCATCTCCATCCAGAAAACCTCCTGTACTTGCTTGATCTTTGAGTAAAGTCTTAAAATCCCAATAACGAGCACTAGTGTACATACCACAAACCAAAACAGTATTGTTGATCAGTTGACTAACTGGAATCTCAATAGCTGTGGGTAAGTTAAGCACAGTAGATGCATCTAACGTATTGGGAGCATAACCCAAGATAGGGGTTACGGCATCGGGACTTAATCCATTTGCTAGTTCAAAGAGCGTTGGTACAGTATCACCAATTGGCAATTGGGCAATTATGAGCCTACCGGTTGCTGACAACTGGGGTTGAAGATTTGAAATCTTGATACCCCAGGATACACCGCGGTAAGAGGATAAAATGCTCCTCATTGCTGCATTATTGGTTGATCCATAGATTCTCTTCCCAGTGGTAGCAATACCAGATCCAATTTGAGACATGCCAGTGGAAGACACTGCATTAATGCTTGAAGAAGACAAGTTGTCCAATCCAGTAATGTCTAAACAGGATATCACCGGATGAGGCAAGAACACTGCTGCTCCGTAAGAAATGCCTGATGCGGAACCCAAGACAGTCGTACAATGAGTTGTGTACGTAACTGTCGGGAACGGAAAGGGGTCTGGCACTCGAACTCCATACACAGATGGATCAAATGGGTCCTGAAGGGCCTTCTGAAAAGCAGAACGACTCCGCACCTTCCCAGCCGATTTCCCCATGCGCTGCTTGGGGTTGGCTGCTTGTTTAAGAACCACCCGAACTTTCTTGGCTTGGTTCTTCTTCCGTTTCATTATTTGAGCGTTTGAAACGATAACTACGCTTTTCTTGTTGTTTCTGCTAACTGAATAAAAACTTATTTACTCGACAACGCGCCAGTTGCACAAGAAAACCACGGCATGATGACCTTTTCGCTGATATTAAATCCTTTGTGGTGAAAGGACTAGGTCGCGACGGACTGTACTGGAATAACAAGATGGGTAAACAGTTACTAACCCATTTTAATTTTATACACGCCCCAAAGTTGTTGCAATCCTAGAGGAGGCACCTCAATGGTATGCCGCACCACGACACACCCTGCTACACAACACACTTTGTTTCCACCTTTGTTTTTGCCTAAAGCCACGAAACTGCTCTTTAACTTCCACGACACACCACTGATTCAAACTCCCCCGAGGTTGTTATTACGGGTAACACTAAATGTTTAGCTTACTAGAATAATTTGAATCTACCATGATGATACTTATGAAGGATCTGTTCGCGGCCCATGAATAGCCCCACCATCGCTATTCTCAGTCACCGTCTTTCACGGTGCCCTATATGCACTACCTCCACTAGACGGCAGTGGAAAAAGAACCCGGC